GTTGAAATCAATCGCCATACCGAATGAATGAATGCTTAGTGTAGTTCCTCCTCGCTTCTTCCTGACCACCCAGCATCCGTCATAGGTGCGTATTTCTTGAATTAAATCCGCAAATGTCAGAGCCGTGAACCAAACATCCACAACCTGCACAAACTTGCGATGCATATAGATGACATTCGGCAGGAAAGGATTCTTCTCTTTGATGAAACCCGGCACTCGATAGTAGGTCATGTTCTTGTGTTCCCAGTCCTGCGTTGCGACAGTGGGATCACCGTAGAGTTGTATGAGCTTACTGCTACTTACGAGCATAGAACTTCCCTTCTATGTTATTTATACGCCTATCGTGTTCTTGAATCTTCTCAGTATGCATGATGACCTTATCTCTCGTCTGCTTGAAGTCTCGATACATATCGCCAAGCAAAAGTGCAATAACCGGGAGGAATATCAGCGTGAACCACTGATGCAGGTTCGTGACTACTTGTTGTTTCTGTTGTGGTGACATAATCAAATAAGTGGGGAGGTGTTACCCTCCCCAAATATAATTAATTACGGAACGATTGGCACGTAGCACTGGTCAAATATGCCGTCAGGAGTGTCGTAAGGACATGGCAGGCTTGAGTTCTGCCACTTCAATTGCACTTCATACGTCAACACCGCCTTGAGGTCATCAGCCACTGGGATCTTGGGCGTGATAGTCACTGGTGCGCCTGCACCCCAAATCTTGCTTGAAGTCCTGAACCACGCAGTGTAGTCGGAGGAGTTCTTGATGGCGTTGTAGAAGTTACAATTCGCAGTCGAGTTAGGGTCTTTGTAGGTTAAGATATGCGTAGAGCCTCCGTTCTGAGTCTCTGCATCGCCAAAGCCAACAAGCTCCTCGATAGTTCCACCGTCATACGTTCCACTGGTTGCCCAGATCACGATGATGTCACCGTTGCCAAGACCAGTGTTCCATTCGGTCGGGTCCGATGGATCGGTGAAGCTGAATGTGTTCTTGACGAAAGCTATCGAGCGAATACGTGAGTATTCGTACTCAGGGCATGGGTTACATGAGTATTGCGGAATTGCCCCTCCTCCGCAATTACTCGCTGGATAATATACTGACATTTTTTCTTAGTTTTAACAGTTAGAGCAATCGTTGATGCACGTGATATCGTAATCGGTCGTTATCGTGTAGTCGAGAGCCAAGTATATATGCTCCGGATGAACCGGATACCTACTTGCTGCAAGCTTGTATTCGCTGGTGAATATACCAACGCCATCGTAATTCGTTGTGTTCGCTTCAATGATACAACCGAAAAGACCTGCATAGCTGCTAATCTGCGAGGATGCAAGCTGCTGCTGAACGCCTGACGATAGCAGGAAGCTCAGTTGTTGTGGTTGTAATGATAGCTTTTTTCTATTGCCAAAGACAAGCATCCGCATCTCAGCCACTTCTCTTGCCGTGTTGAGTCCATCTCCGAAAAGCACTGCACCTTCTTCGATAGTTGTACTGAGGCAGCGGTGATAGATTACTATGTCGAACTTGTCATCGAATCCGCTGAAGACGGTGCTTCCAAAGTTAGTGACCAGTGCAGGTATTGTGTCTTGTGCGTTGTTAAAATTACGAGGCAGTAGCTCAGATACACCGAACAACTTACGGTTGTAAGTCTTGAGCTTACCAGTCGCAAGAGTGGTGTTGATTATGTCTACTATCTCGTTGAGGTATGGCATTACTTTAGTGTGTTTGTGATGAACTCAGCAGCGACATCTTCAATCTGTTGGAACTCTTGCTCAGTAGGTTCGAAGATAATACCGAAACGGTCTTCTGCCCAATTTGCCTTGTCGAAATTCAATCTATTGCTATATCCTAATCCGTATGCATTCTCTCCAATTGGAGCTACATTGAAATCATTCTGCATCTGCCCAGTGAAGAACAACGTCACATTGCTGGCACTCCCCTTGCCCTGCTCGATCCGGTAGTCAAGATAGGAATTTGAATACGTACCTATCTGCGTACCGTCCGACTTGATTCCCCTCTCATGAATCCGATCACGCATCTCAGCAAGCAGTGTGGTTGATATCTCACGCAACAATGAATCAGTCTCCTCTAAACTAAGCAGAGAATCCGTCAGGTCTTTTAATTCCTTGATATCAATAGTGTACGTGGCACTCATTTCTTGCCTCCACGCCTACCGCCTTTGCATCCGCATTTGTTTCTCATATCAATAGAATTGTGTTGCTTCTCTAAGTTGTACTGATTCATTGCACTCGATACAACAGTCGCACGATAGCTTCAAGCCACCTGCAACCTGCTCTAATGACTTACTGTACTCGACTTGATACTCTGCCCTGAGTTCATTCAATCGTTGGAGATTGACTGTGGTGAACTGGTTGAGTTTGCTGCTATACAACTGCTCAGTCAACACTTCGATGCCCAGCAAGTACCAATATGCACGGCTGAACAAGGTCTTGTTCTGACATATCATGGCATCCCAATTGCAAACGATACTGAAGATACCACTCATTCCGTAGGTGTTGTTGCCAAAGCTATTTTGGTTTCCATCATTACTGAATCCCTGAATTCTAACATCGCAACATGACATCATTGAACGGCTATATGGCAATTCCATATTATAAATCAATCCAGTCAATGCTGCATTACTTACAACTATCGCAAGTCTCCATGATGGACTGATGTATAGATTGTGAAATGTTTGATTGACTTCAATTACATTTTCTCCCTCAATAATATCAACCGTTGCACTCCATCTCACTTGACCATTAGTGTAGGTTGAGGCATCCAAATCCCAAATCGCAAATGGTACTCCATTCACTATGTCATCACAATAGAACTTTATCTGCTGCACGTGAATACTTGCAAATGGAGAAGGCACGAAATCATAGTTCTGGTCTATCAACTCAATTGTAAATCCAGTATATGGAGGCACATTTGCTGCAAGACTCCCTACATCATTTCCTACGTTGATTCCCTGCATGAGACTGTTCAACTTGTAGTGCTTGCCCATAGCTTCACGAACATCAAGACTGAACCTATTCTGTGCACGAGTCTGCACCATAGTCCAGATGTCCGTATAGGTAGGCTCGTCAGTATTGGTCAACGTGACCAAGTTCTCCAAGCTCATTCCGGGCAGATCGTTGACATACAATCCTGACGGAGGTGTGGTGCTACCGCATCCACGCAAACCAATATAGTTGTCTAAGCAGTGAGCCATAGTTGATGAGTTAGGTGCGTTACCGGGCAGGTACAGTCAAGTCCTGCCCGGTCAACAACACCATTCAATTAGGAATTTGTCATTGCATAACGCAGAGTTCCGTTGCTACCAGCAAGACGGTCACCGCCATCAAATGCATCCTTTGGAGTGGTGAACAAACCATAACGCTTCTTGATATAGAGAGCGTATCCACGACCAGTCAAAGACTCAGTGTTCAGGTAACCGCTGGGCAGATTGTTCGCATCTTCAGGGCAATCAATGTATTTGACTTGAAGGTCGAATGCAATGTTACCAAGACCATTCGGAGTCCAGCACTGCGTGCGTGGGTCAACGATTGTGGTGAAGAACGAAGTGCCACGCTGACCTGCGAAGCTTCCTACGTTGTCTTGACGCTCAACAAGGTGAACGCTACCCGGAGCGAACATACCTACGTGCTGAGCTCCCCAAGTGCTACCAGTCTGACCGGAAGCGAAGAATTGGAAGTTAGCTGCAAGAGCTGATGGGTCGAAGCCGATAGCTTGTGCAAGTGCGTTCTGATTCTTCTGAATAGAGTAAGCGTGCATGAGTGAACCAAGTGCGCCCACGAACATCGGAGTTGAGCAGAATTCGTTTGCAGCAGCATCAGTCAGAAGCTTAGTCAAGCCAGTGCCAAGATCATTCAGGTTTCCGTCCTGCTCGATGTTTACTGTTACGGCAGTAGCAGTACCAGTAGCAACGTGATTACCGAATGAAGAAGCCATAGCAGTAGTCAGAACGTTCTCCATCTTCTGGTAGATACCGTTCATCGCATGAAGGATTCCACGCAAGTGTTCAGTCATCATCTGCGTAGCAGGCAGACCCACTGCAACAGTGCGAGAACTGTCCTCGCAATACTGTCGAACGGTCTCATCTGAAATCCAAAGTCCAGTTTGAGCCACATTATTCACGCTCACAGTTGTCTCTTTGTAAGCAGGTTGAAGGTCGATTCCGCAGGAGTCAGTAGTAGAAACCTGAGCAGCCACCGTGCGGGGCATATACTTTACATTCACAGTACGGTAGTGACCACCCATGTAGCCTTCCTGAATTGCAGAAGGACGATCAGGTGAAGTCACCAACATATTCAAGAAGCCCGGAATAGTTACTTTTTGTCCGGGATAATTTTGCCCAGCGATGCTATCTAAGTGCAAGAGCAGGGCTTCGCAATATCCGTTTGCCATTTTATTATGAGATATTTGAGAGTTAAGTTTGGTACTATTTGTATTGGCTTTCGCCCTGCTTTTGTTGTCCGAAGACCTTTGTACTATCTTGGCTTGCGCCCTATCACGATTAACGATTGCTTATTGTTGTGAACCTGCACGGAAGTCTGCAAGAGCTTTGCTCACTTGTGACTTGGCAGCAGGTGCAATAGGTTTGTTCGGTAGTGGTGTTTGTATTGGCACACCTGCAGGCGTGGGCGCAGGTGCTTGGTTGTTCACCTTGAGCAACTTCGCCTCTGCCAGCACGGACTCCGTAAATGTCTTAATGTCTATCTGCTTGTTGTCGATTGTGAATGGCAGGTCAGGTGCTTCTGCATTGACGAGCTTCAAGCCATCAGCAGTGTACTGATACTTGCCTCCTTTCTCTCTGAGTTTCTTCTCCCACAAGTTCCGTGCAGTGGCTACGGTGACATCCTTGTCGAGGTCAAGTGCATAGTTGTAACTTCCGAACATTCCTTGCAGTTCCTTGTCGGTCAACTGAGATTGCCACTGGCTATTGACTGTCTCGACATCCTTCTTGCGAGCTTCTTTCTCTGCATTGTAGAGTGAGGTGAGTTCGTTGATTTTGTCAACCAACGCTTTCTTCTCGCCTCCAGTCGCAGTGATTGCTCTCTCTCTTGCATCCGAGATAGCCTTCGCCAATAGCGGAATACGGTTGTAAGTAGATTGCTCACCAAGAATTGCTGACTTGGTTTCGTCATCGAACTCATACGATTCAAGTACGTCTTTGATTTTGGTGTCAATAGTCGACAAAGCAGTGGCAGTGAAGTGTTTCTTCACCACTGGATTGTACTTGGCTTCGTCCTCAGTCATCAGTTTGCTCTGCATAGCAGATGCAATAGTTGACGGAACTTGCACGCTCGATAGCGCAGGATTTGTGACCACTGACTTCAATGATTCGTCAGCGTTGTCAATACCTACACGGTCAGCAATTGATTGGATAAATTCAGCTAAATTCATATTTGTTTTTCCGATTTGCTCGGCTTGGTTTTACTCATATCGATGACAGTCTCCTTGATGACTTTCACTTCGGAGTTCACTGGCAGGATGTCGCAGACACCATCGATGCCTTGCTTCATCAGCATAATCCTGACTTCATTTTCATTGACAGATGGGAACTGAAACCATTCCTTGCCGTCACGCATTACTTTACAAAATTTCTGATCCATACTTTACAAATATACATCACTTATTAGCAAATTCGTCACGCAATTCTTTAGGCACTACGGCTGCACTGACCGCGTACAATTGGTGATTGCAGTTGTATCCTCCTCGATTGATGCGGAAATTAGCAGCATTCGTGCCGGGTATCATGCCTTGTGGCAGTCCAGTCTTCTCGTAGATTGGCACTCGCTCCCCACAGACATAGCCATTGACGATATCGTCAAGCTGGCTGCGGTGGATGTACTCCATGCACTTGCTACGCTTGGCTTTTATCAGCGCATCGCAGATGGGTCGGCTTGTATCTTGCAGGCTTCCGTCATATTTGTACCATACCAAGCCAAGATCATCCGTCAGAACTGCGTTGTAGTTGGCTGAGTATTGATTCAGTGAGTCAGTGACTATCTGCTTGGTGTACTTAGCAAGCTTCCCCTCCCCAGCATCTGTATCAAGCATAAACTCCCGTACCTGCTCGATGAACTCTGCACGGCTTCCTCCAGTAGTCACGTTCTTGACAAGTATATCTCTCACCGGGTCCACGAAATTCACGCCTATCGCATCCTGACCAAGCTGGTCGACTACGGATTGCTTGGCAAGGTCCTGAATCTGCTCCATCACACTCGGCACTTTGAACTTGCCTACCGTTGCAGTGAAGTATTGATTCTGAAGTTTGGTAAGTTCGTTGTAATCTTCAAGCAGCAGGTCCAGGTCATCTTGGTATTTCTTATCGAAGATGACTCTATTGAGTTCGTCCTTGATGCGTGATATTGTCCGTATGTTCTTAGCAGTTGGCTTAATCTTGCCGTCAGCATCTGTGTCAAGGTCTGCGGTGAGGTTCAGCACCACATCATAGGACTGCCGTTGGAGCTGAGGCATACGCTCATTCCATTGAGATACACGCATCTCAATCAGCTCAGTGATTTTCTCTATGATTTGTGCTTGGGTAGCCATTACAATCCAGCATCAGCAGGAGTCGGGGCAGGAGCAGGCAGGACCCTGCGTTCCTGCGAATATCTGAGCATCACCGCCATCTGGTCAGCGTAGCTGAGATTGGCAAAGTCCTGCACCTCTTCCAAAGCTCTGGTCACGAATTTATTGATATTAGCGTGTATTATGAGGTCGTTCTGGTCGATAGCGTTGTACATCCGTTGCAGACTGATGTTCTCCTCCGGTACTCCTGCGAATGGGTCAAGCTTCAGCTTGAGTACCACTAAGTCCTTCACCTCTGAATCGTTGAACTTCTTTCCTGCGAGTTCTATCTGTGCAGCGTTGATGATTGCCGGGTCAACCTTTGCATTCACCATTGATGTCAGCTCATCCACAAGCACCTTGCCCGATAGCATATCGAACCTCTCAGGCACTGGTATGTATGGCAGCAGCGCACGGATGTCGCTGGTCACTCCTGAATATCTCCATGCACAGATGTCGTAGATGATTTCGTCCATGATACGAACAACGTCCTCTGCGATGCTATGCACGAATGAATACAACTCCTCACGGTCAACTTGCTTAGCAACACCTGACTGACTCAGCGGTGTATCAGCAAGGAACTCCATGTTGATCGCACTCAGAGCATCATAGATATGCTGGCGAATGCGCTCCTCTTGAAGCTTGGCGATGTCGGTCTGCTTGGTCACATAGCCAATCGGAGGAGTAGGTATCGCAGGGTCTCCCGGTCTTGGTGCAGGCAGTACAAGATGCTCAAACGGATTGAGTGGCAACAGTCCCTTGCCTGAGCATGACGGACACTTGATAGGTGCTGAATTCTCCTTTGGAATCTCACCAAGACCTTTGCATCGTCCGCACTGTTGTGGCTGCATCGACCACATTGTGCTATGTATGTGGGAGACGATTTCAGCCTGCAAGTCACTGTACTCACGCACAGCCTCGTT